CCCCAGATTGTTGTTGCTGGTATAACTTGCTCAACTAAATCAACCCAATAACTTCCAACAAGGTCACTAAATTGTTCCATTGTCATATAATTAAAAGCTGAGCTATTATTACCACAATAAGTATTGCTATTTAAGTATCTATCATATAACGCTCTTAGTGTTGCATAGCTAGAAATTGTTTGTCTATTCTTTGCGTCAATAAGTTCTGAAGATATTATGTATTGGAAATCTTCTAATACAACGGTATTAGTTAAAGATTGTGTTAATATTAAATTAAAATCTATTTGGTCACCACAACATATTGGTGGTACACCACCAGAATTATCTATTATACCACCATCCATAAATTGATATGGTTCATCATCCATAAATTCAAAATATTCATCATCTTGAAACTGTTTATAACCACAAGGTCCACAATATGTCTCACCAGTTAAGATGCAAGCGTTATCCACAGCGTAACACCAAATATCCGTTTCTATTGCCGATGCCATTTTTATATCTAAATCAATTTCCTTTGTGTTTAAAATTAAACGCTCATCAATTACATCATAGTTTGTTTGACGAATAGCATTATTACCCTCAAAGTCTAGTATTCTAAAATCTCTATTTAGTGGGGTTGTTGTAGAAATCCATGATTTTTTATTATCACGAATTCTTTCTAGTTCAAAGCCTGGACATTTTGTAACAAATATGTTTGTATTATCTACAGATGTACAAACCTTATTAAGCTTTATATTATCTAATAAGATACAAATGTCACCACAAGTATGGTTAAGATTTATTGTCAATTTAACCTTGTTACCAATTAATTGTGATATTATTTGTGGGTCAGTTATTGAAAGCCTATAGGTTAACCAATTTGATGCAAAAGAATTTGTTGGTAAAGTATCATAAAAAGTAACAGTGTTTGCTAAGCCAGTAGGTAAACCAGATTGAATATATAAATCATCAATTAAAGAATTGGTAACCGTAGAGCATATCCCTTGCGTATTTGAAATATTTTGAGATATTTGAAGTGGGTCACAAGCGGAATTTGTACAAACATAAAAACCACTATCTGTATTACCTGTTAAATATTCATATAAATTACCAACACCAATTGCTGAAAAGAAATCATATATTTGAAGTACGCTTGTGGTTACATTTGACGAATCCGTTATATCTAATGACAGGGAAGCATCTAGAGTTTCAAACATATCAATTGGTCTATTACAAAGCGTTTGTATCGGTGTTTCTTGAAAATCACCTAATTGTTGTTGTAACTTACTTAATGAATTTTGACAACTTGATAGTTGTGTTGTTATATCCAATAATTGATTTTCAAGTGTTGTTCTACTACCAATAGGTGTAGAACAAATATTCGTTAAAATAGCTGAAGACGTATTGTCTATCGCCAATAACGTTGTAATATCAGCACATGTATAAGATGAAGTATCACCATTTAAAAAATTTTGATACCTTAATGGTCCCAAGATATTTGACCAAATGTTTAATCCATTTTGTGTTAAACAATAAATATCATTATTTAAAGGGATTAGTGGTTGTTGTGTAATACCTGATACTTGACCAAGGCCAGTGCCAAAACCTGTATTGCTAAAACCGCTTACAGCTGATGGTGGTAGTGTACCTATTGATGTTTGTGTTGTTGATGGTTGACATGAAATTGAATACGGTGTTGTTAAGATTTGAGATTCAATTAAATCTTTTTGATTTGTTAATGTTGTACATAATGTTGTTTGGTATTCTACATCTTGAACTAATTGACTATATATTGCGTTACTTTCTGATGTAACAAATGTGTTTAGTGTTGGATTTTGAGTATTTAATATACTATATAATGCTTTACAAGTGAATTTAAATAAATAATCAAATTCAATATCAAGTGTGCAAGTTTCATTATCAGCAGTAAAAAACAAAGCACCATCATTACCAACAGGGTTTAGTGTTATTTTAAATGGGTTTTCGATATCACAGGGTACTGGCTCAGTCCAATAACATTTTTGCTTATCTGAATCAAAGGTAAAGCCACTATAGCCACAACATTGAAGTGTTGGGGCCAATGGGTTAACACCTTGGAAAATAGATACAGTCCTGTCAGAATTTTTGACATATGTTAAAGATTGACAATCGTTAATTTTACCGTAGTAATTCATTATTTTCCAATTATGTTTTGTGGATTTATTATTTGTGGATTTACTATTTGCGTATCATATATTTTTTTACATCTTTCATTTTTACAACACACATAACCAGAATTAATAATATTGTTATTTAAGTCTTTATATTCATAAAAAAATGGCTCTCCACCTAAAAATAAACAACATTCTTGTGATATGTATTTTGATTGATTCAGTATTGGTTGACCAAAAATATTAACCAATAAATTACCATTAATGTCATATTGTTTATAACCAAAAATCATAGATGAACCAACAACATTTACGTCAGGATTAACCTCAGCTGGTATTTCTACAACATCACATCTTTGTGCTATTGGATTTATTTTGTCTATACAAAGACTCAATACGTTATCTGAATTAGGGATATCACAACCACAATCATTTAACTCTGGTGACGGATTAGGGTCTGGAATGATACTAGGTCTGAATATAATACAATCATCTATATCGGTACCATCACTATTTGTTATATCTACACTGGTAACTGTTGTTGCAGTTGTTACACCAAAATTAAATTCACCTAAATCAAAGTTTGTATATAGATTAGCTACATCTGTTGTGTATGTTACGGAACTAAGTGTTACTGGTAAAAAATCAGGTATTAAACAGCGTAACTGATTAAAATATTTATAACCACCATCGTAAGGTCCGATATGTGGGTTATTACCAGTTAAAATATCTATAGTAGAACCGCTACCACCAGTCTCACGATACCAAAGACCATTATTTTGGAAATACATATCATCTGTATTCTGAAAAAATCTTGGATAACCTTCTGAATCTATTGGATAAAGTGAAATATCTGTATCTAGACCATTAAGAACTAAAACATCAAAAAATATATCCATATTAATAGGTGCATCCGCTTTGTAGATGTACTCATTAAATTGAATCAGACCTAATGGCGCACCTATAAAACGTAAGAAAAATTCTATAACCTTTCTAGCACCTTTAGATTTCCATATCCAAGGTGAATTAAGTATTATTCTTCTCCAAAGTTCAATATCGGCCTCAACTGCTGTTAGTCCAACAGTTTGACCAGCATAGGTTGATGGTGTTGTTGAAACGTAGCTTGCTAATAAGTTATTATCAAAAACTGATGAAACCAATTCCCAACCTAATACTCTAGCTAGATTCTTTAAGTATACATCAGGTGTGTTATTCTGTTTATCATAAGTTACGGTATTGGCAAATTGAATACCTAAGATGTATCGGTTTAATTCATCAAATTCTCTACCGTATATTTGTAAGGTTTTGTTAACTTTTTGACCAGATGTATCTTGTTGTAAATCAGAAAGATGTACTGGCATTGTATCAAAGGCAGTTATTGATTCCGATACCAAAAACCTATTCATTAAATTACTAGAGAATAGGTCATTTTTTGCCGAAATATCCAATAAACTAGTTACGTAATCAACATATGCATCCGTATCAAAATCTATATTATAACCATCAGAAACTGGCCAAGTTACACTATTTGTAATATACATTATAATACCATCGTCAGATGTAACTGGATACTTAAAAGATGCTGTGTATTTTGGTACCACCATCCTGTTTAACAAGTAAGCCTCAAGGTCTAATAATGTATTAAAAAATTTATCCTCATAAATCTTACTAGGCTTGATGTGATATTTCACATAATATGTACTTTGTGAACCAGTAAATGGATTACCTGTTACATTTAAATATATATAATCATTTGTTACATTTGTTGACGCTGAAAAACCTACCAATGGATATTCAATATTATCATATAATACTGAATACGATTTAAAATTAATTGTTAAATTTCTTAAATCATTTGTTTGATTAAAGGTGTTTATGATTGTACCATTTGTAGTATAAACAATACCAAATTTATTATTAATAAATGATGTGTTAACCTTAAATGATGAAATGTTGGATATACTATCGTAAGTATAATCATCTACTGTCTGCCCAAATATTGTTTGACCAGCTGTGTTTTGTGTTAATGTATCAAGATATAAAGAAGCTGGCCATTGTGTTATAATAGTCTCTAAAGAAACCCTAATATACTCACTTAATGAACCAAATAATGCGTAATAGTCTAAGTTTCTTTTATCCAAGTTTAACACAACCTCAGCATTGTCAGCTAGTAGGGTGTTTGCCTCGTCTAATGTTAAATTTATATCGGATAAGGTAATAAAATTAGAGAACTTAGCCGAATTATATGTCTTATCTAATTTTGGGTCTAAGTTTGTTGTAATAGCGAAGTTACCCAACGTAAATAACGGTGAACCACCATTGCTGGTTAGTTGATTCCCCACCAAATCTGGTGTGAAATCCCTATATTCAATCCCATCAACGTAAGTAACTTTCTTGGCGTACCCAACTACCTTAATTCTATTGCTCATTGCTTATTTATATTGTTGTTACAGCTGTAAATCTTTTAGAAAAGTCAATACTGGTCCTTTGTTCTCTAATCTCAAACAATGGTGTTCCAGTAAATCTATCTTTAATTTCATATAAATCATATTGTTTATAAATATCATTATTAAAGTTATATATAGTATAAATACCATCCTCAAGTGATTTAGTTTGGTTACCAAACAATCCAAATGCAAGTGTTTCAATATCTTGTTCTACCATCTCAACCTCAATCATAATTGGGTTAAAGAATGTATTGGTTATTATAACTCGTTGATTTGGTTGGCCAATAAATGGTAATGCATTGGGTTTAACATTAGATGCCGATGATGGTGATACCGTACAAAATGTAAGTGATGAATTATCATTAAACCTATAACGGATAGCCTTTTGATTGGCATTGGTTAAATTCTGATTTACAGCTTCAGCTCTATTATTAGAAGTTATAACCCTAAAGAAATTATGT